AATCGGTGCGCCTGGTCGGTCAAACTCTTGTACGGTCTGCAATTGACCGCGCAACCTGTCTCGGTGCGCCTCTTTCTTTTTGTTCCACTCTTGCTGTGCATACTTAACGTCAGAATGCCCCATCTCGATTGAATCGGTGCGCTTGAGGTGGTCACGCCACTGCTTTCTGCCCTCAATCATTACGCCATCAGGCGACATGAACGGGGCAATATCGCCCATCACTGCGGTGTATTCGCCAGATCGACCCTTAGATTTTTCGTAAGGCTCGCTACCGTCAGATGGAAATACCCATGTTGTTCTCACATCATCTCCAAAATCATTGCAATATCTTCTTCATCACGTTTGAGCTTAACACGCACCTCAAGGTCTTTGACCCTTTGCATGAGCAAATCATAATCAATTTGTTTTCTGACCGCAACCTCTATTGTTTGCTCAGGCGCGGAAGTGATTTCTTCTCTGACCTCGGGCGGTAGACCAAACAACGCCTCTTGCAGTTTGAGCTTGCGCTGACCCTCTAACTTTCGGTCTTTAGCCCATTGTGCATCGCGCTTTTTTTCGTCAAAGCCAAAGTGACCGCCAAGCAATATTTCAGCAGGTGATGGTGGTGGAGCGGCATCGCCAACCGTGCTAAATGGTAGCTGTGCAAAGGCTGATATGCCAAACATCACTCACCCCACTTAGCGGCTAATCCATCTGCGTAATTCTTGTTCACAATGTCTGTACCGCCTGACGGTGCTGTTGATACCGTGCCAGTAGTTGCGGCTACATTGACAAACGTGCCGTTTTTAGGGGTAACGCCGCCAATGACCAAGTTATCCAATGTGCCTGCATTTGTTGGCGCTATCTCAACCGACCCTGTACCTGATGGCTTCATGTGAACATGGCCTGTACCTGTCGGGCTGATGTCCACTTGGGCGTTTACGCCATTGATATTGGTCGAAACGCTTAACGTCAAGTTATCCCCACCGCCAGCGCCCATGCTTAATTGGGTTGTGCCAGATGAGTTTTTAAGGGATAACCCTGCTGAATTGGTTGCTTGGACTGTAGGCGATGTGACCTTGGTAAACGTGACATCTGTGCCGCTTGTGACCGCCACGCTTGCCGGTAAGGTGACAAATACATCCTTCGTGCCAGCCGCAAGATCAAGTTTTGAGCCTGTAGATGAGGAGATTACGGTCGTTCTAGCTAATGTCCCGCTAGAGTAAGTACCGATCCCAACCTCCCATTGAGCGCCGCCCGAGATTGTGTAATAGGTCGTGTTACCGTTACCAATCGCCGTGAATGACTGAAACCCCTCAACCGAGCCATTTAGCGTGATCGTCCCTGTACCTGTTGAGGTAGTAGTCTGCCTGACCCGATCAGCAAGGACTAGGCTCATGTGGTCTCCACGCCTATGACAAGACCGTCAGCACCCCTGATGACTTTCTTGGGTGCGGTGAGCCTTTGCATAGCTGCGCCAATGTTTTGCATTGATTCACCGTGCAAATTTGCCATGTTGTCGTGCAAGGCGGTTATTTTGTCCATTGCTTGAACAATTGTGCCGCCCAACTCATTGGTTATTTGTGCAGCCGCTGCTTCAACCACTGGTAGGTCGATGCCAGGGTTGCTACCAATCCTTGCCACCATGATCTTAGTCGCTGCGTCAAGTTCTGCTTTCCATCGTTCATATTCTTCCTTCCCTGCCATTTCTCGGGCTTTAATTTGAAGTTCATTGTTCTGCTTAACAGTCTCAAAATCGGCTTTCATTTGCGCCAATTGCATTTCGGCTTGCACCTTAGCTTGGTGCATTTGCATATCAAGCTGTGCCTGTGCTTGCGCTAATTGTGCGTCTGCTTGCATCTTCATTTGTTCAGACTGCGCTTGTGCTTGCATACGCATTTGCTCTGCTTGCTGTTCGGCTTGCATCTGTAGCATCTCGGGCGGTGGGCTAGGCTGTTGTTGAGCCGCTTGGTCTGCCTTGTCTTGCAAAGCTTTCATTGCCCTCTCGACCGCGCTCTCCAATCCCCGACCGGCTCTGAACCGGCGCACAAGGAATAACAGCATCTCGGAGGCCATTGGCAAGGTCTCAGGCGCTTGGCTAATCATTGGGATTGCCTCACGCAAGAACAGACCAATAGCTTGGATTGCCTCTTGTGCGCCCTGCTTCTCTGCTTGCTCATCAATCTGAGCCAAGCTGTCAGCCTCTACCGCAATATGGAAATCGCGGATGGTGCTGTTAGATAGCATCTCCAATGCCGCTTGCAACATCTGCGGGTCTTGACCATCGGGCGTGTTCATCACCCCAGACATTTGCACAATCAGCTCAGGCGGGTAGAACTTACAGATAATTTGCGCTTTGAGCTTGAAGATGTCAGTGGCAAACCGAGCCACATCGCCTTGGCTGCTCTTTAACCGCAAGCTACCAAAGTTGGCCTTGAGCTGTTGAGCACCAAGGGTTTCTTGGGCTTTGGACGATCCACGCAAAATGTCCGATATGCCCATGATTTCGTAGATCGACTGCTTGACCTGTTCTCTGGCTGCGTACAGCTCCCGCAAGGTCACAATGATCTGCGAGGTGTCCATCATGTCGATAGCGCCCTTTAAGCCGCCCTTTTCCGACATTGCCGCCCAGCCGGTCACTGGGAATAGCTTGTTGTCCACGCCCTCGCTGAACATCCGCGCCAGCTCTTTAAACTCAGCATTAAACACGCCGACCGCTTTACAAGCCTTGGTCAACAGGTAAATGCGTTGCGTCAAGTTATCCAACTCTTGTGCTTGATCTTCGTACTCACAGTAATCAGGTACAGGAATCATCGTGCCGGTGGTGGTGGTTGCCATTAACGGTTTGGGGCATGGGAAGAATTCTTCCAGCTCTAGCGGGTCATCACGCTCATCTAATGCTTGCGGATAACCTTTGGCAATCCAGCAAACCTTAGCCGTGCGCTTGTTCCAAATCTCATAGACCATCGCCTTTTTGTCGTAGGTCATCTTGGCGGTCAATGGATTCTTGCCGTCCATGTCGGTGTTTGAGCTGGTCAGGCTGACGTTGTTGAATACGTCACCAAAGCGCTCTACACCCTCCTCTTTGGTCATGTAGACAGCGCGAGCCACCCACCACACCTCATCCCATGTGCGGGCGGGTGAATGCAAAAAGTCTGACCAGTAGACGTAATCAATGGGGCTGTGAGCCGCGTCAATGCGCTCTGTCGGGTCTTCAATCGTGTTATAGACCTGTGATTCGTCTTGCTCCACACCCTCAACCTCGGGGCGGTCATTGACGATTACAGGCTCATAGCGAATCCATGCCGTACCGCGACCAGGCAACAATCTATCTTGCACCGCGCCAGACATGGCAGCATCAAAGTCACCGAATTGCGTGGTCTCGTATTCCATGACACGCTCAAGCATTGTGGATGCAAGGCGACCCACAGGGTCTTGATCCATGTACCGGCGTGACACTTCGGGCTTGGCTTGTCTGCCGTACAGGGCGGGAAACAGCACTTGGATGTTTGACCACAGGATGTTGAACTTCATCCTTGGCATCTCAATGGCATCACGTTCGTCCCGATACCGCTTGACAACCTTTAAGCCGCGCTTCTCCCACTTGTCAAATATCTTGATGGCGGTCTCAATCTGGTCATGCCAGTACGGGCCTGGGTCTTCGCCCTCATATGCGCCGTTTTCTTCGTACATGATCAGTTACCGCTAGCAAAGAAGAATGTCACATCTAGTGTGCCACCCTCGGTTGCGTGTAGGCTAGTTCCTACGTTGGCAGGGAATGGGTGAAACCCAATGGCGGGCGTAATCGTGCCTGACATAACCGTACCGCTTGCACCACCGTCTCTAAGCACCAAAGTGCCTGAGCTGGTGTTATTGACGTAAAAGCCAAGCAATTGGCATGGGCCTGTTGTGACTGCGCCTGTGGCGGTGATGTTTTTGTATGCACCGACTTCTGCTACTGGTTGGCTCATATGCGTTCCTCTTTATGTTGCATCTCATAATCCCACAACTCATCGAGTGTGATGGTTTGCAGGGTCTTGCCCTTGGGCGGTGTCTGATCTTTTGCTTCTTGTCTATAGGCTACTGCAAGCATTCTAAACGCATCTGCGGGGTGTGAGCACCAGTCATGGCGCGGAGTTTGACGAAATGTTTTCTTATCTTCATCGTATTCCCGCTGATATTGCCTTAACGCTTCCAACCCCTCATCGCATCTGGAGTCAAAGTAACAGATGGGCAGAATCATCCGCACCGCTTGGATGCCGTCCTGTATGCCAATCTCAGGAACTATCGCCAGCTTGCTCATGCCGCCCAGATGCGCCGCCAATTGCTCGACAATTGATTTACCCCCAGAGGCCAAGGTTTTGGCTCTAGCATCATGCGGTAGGTGGTGGCGGGTGTATCGGTAACCCTTGGCTATGACCGTATTGGCTAATTCCTCAATGCTTGCGCCGCTGACAGCGTAATAGTCCATTACCCTGATTTCACCCCTGACCACCTGATACCACCAGATTGCCGTATCGTCCCGATAACCTAAGTCCCATGCGGTAAATACTGGCGAGTCAGGCTCAAACGGTAGCTCACAAATCCTGCCCTCATCATCAGCAAGGCGCATTTCCTGACCGTAAAACGCCCCTAACAAGGCGGCATCAAAGCTGCACTCGTATTCTTGATCGTACTGGTCTTGGCTTAACTGTGACCGAGCCGCCTGCAATTCTGAGTCTGGCAATAGCTTGGACACCGAGGCCGGTAAGCGTAGCAGAAACCAGTCTGGCACTACTTGGCTTACCTTGTAGATGTCGTGGAACTGGTTTTTGCCCTTTGGCGTTCCCCCAAACACAGCCCAGCCAAGACGGTCACTCAAACAAGGCCGAATGATGTTTCCCCAAACGCTTGGCCTGAAGTCGCCGTATTCGTCCATGTAAACGCCGTTAAAGCCCATGCCCCGCATTGAGTCAGCGTTGTCAGCGCCGAATAGCATGATCTTTGCGCCGTTCACCAGCTCAACCGCTAAGTCGGCCTCATTGGTGTTTTTGGTGATTGGTGCTGCGTAGTGCTTGAGGTAATCCCATGCCACCCGCTTGGCTTGGCTTCTAAACGGTGCTATGTAGGCATACTGTGCGCCCTTGCCGCTTTCGGTGATTGCTCGTTTGATCAGGTCGTTGATTGCCGCTACGGTCTTTCCAGCTCTACGGTGGGCAAGTAGGCATGACCATCTCTCAGTCCTCAAGTGGAACGGCATAAAAGCCGCCCTTGGGCTGTATGGCAGGATTACTTCACGCCGCCCCATGTCACCACCATTTCTACCGGCCCATCGTCTTTGCCGGTGATCTCAGTCCTTGCCAGCTTGGGTACATGGTATTCAACCACTGATTGGAATAGCTCAAAGGCTTTAGCAGGGTTGGGTTTTATGTCATGCTCAGGAACACCCATAGCGACCTCATCAAGCCACTGTGCAAGTCGGTGGGCGTTACCATCCACGAACATTGCTATGGCCTCTCTAGCCTGCGCTGTGACCTTATTAGGCGTACCCGCAGACCTACCGCCAGCTTTTTTTCTATTCTTAACTACTTTAGTTATATCATTCATAATAAAGCATTATGTTATTCAGTGGGGATGGGGTATCTTAACTCTTGCGGGCTTGCAAATGGGCTTTGACCTGCACCGATTCGTTGCTGGGCATAGTCTTGTGCTTTTTTGTATATCTCTGGCGTTGGCTCTATGCCCATTCTTAACAGGTCAATTTCTTGTTTGTTAAGGGTCGGCACTAGCAATGGGTGTGACACCATTTTGCCGTCTTGTTCATAAGCGCTTGAAAACTCGGTCATTGCGCCGCCTTGGTTTACAGGTATCTCACCAAAGAAACCTTTGCCTTTCAATGTGCCATCAGTTATGTTTTGTCCGGTTTCCAAATACCTTGCGCCAGACAAGCCGGGTTCACGGCTTAGGGCTTGGGCTAACAGGCTGTAATCAGGCATGGACAACCTCTTTCATTTTGATTAGGCCGTTCATCATTCGGCTTTTGGTATTGTGCCACTGCTTGCTGAAATCACAATCTTGGTAATGGTCAAACTCAGGTATGCCCAGCGTGTAGTGAGCAATCTTGGCGTTTTTGTTGTCTTGTTCGCCTACCAATACGTTCCATTCTTTCGGTAGCTCACCGATAAGTGAATCGGGCAACCAACCGAAACGATGCAAGTCTGAGCCGCTGTGGTCAGCCACAAAGTCAGGTGTCAGCACCTTGTTTCTTGGGTGGTCGCAGTTCCACAAAATCAGGCTTGACCAGTTCTTTCGGGGATAGTCCCGATTCGCCGCTTCCATCGGTGTGCCAATGTATTTCTTTGGGTGCTTGGTCAGGTAATCGTGCTTAACAACTTGCACCGCCTTGGTCGGGTCAAACAGCTTGCTCAAATCATCAATGTTGGACAGCATCAGCATATCGCTGGCATCCATAAATATCGCCCTGCCAGTGAATTTGGTGAAATAGGGGACTAAAAACCGCTGGTAAGTAAATGCGTTTGTGCCGTCCCGCTGTGTACCGTATAACGGTGTTATGGCGACTGGCTCGCTGGTGCGTTCAATCAGGCTCTGGCAGAACACATGGTAGCCAATGGCCTCCCTTGGGTCGTAGCCAGCAAATATCCTGATCATTTTAATGACAGTAAATAGATTGTGCTGTCCACCAGCGCAGCTATTTCATCCACAATGTTTTGCAAATGGCTATCGTCTGGCAAAGCCTCGCGGTTTTTCTCAATGTAGGTTTTGATGCTGGTTAGGTACTTAACAGGGTCTTTGGCGTTGTGAAAGTTCTCAGGAAAGTCCTTAATCTTTTCGTAACAGCCAGAATACGCTTCTGCGTAGTTGTCAGCCAAGTCAACAATGGCAGGGTAGTATTTACCCAAAGCCTTGTGTACGGCGTATGAATCGGTGCTCAGGTGCATGAAATGCGTCACCGTGGAGCTGTGAAACAGCGTGGAAATAAAGTCGGCAACGTCTTTTTTCATGGTCA